CCAGCAGTGAAGGCTGAGCGCGCACTCAGCGAGCACGAAGGCGCCCGCATCTGAGACACCCGAGTCACCGATAGGCGAAACCGGGAATGGTACCGACATAGCGGGCACGGAGCACGAGGCACCACCCGCGAGTGCCTGCCCCCACTGCGCGCCCGGGTCGACCGTGTCCGCACCAGGGTCCTGGAACATACCCGTGGAAGCCTGGATAAATTGCGCGTTGTAGCTCCCTGCGGCGTTGTTGCCCGCAACGGTATCGTAACCGGCGAAGGCAGCGATCGATGGCACAAGGGCGTCAAGGGCATCAGTGTAGTTGAAGGGCTGTGCGCCGAGAGCCGCGTTCAAGTTCGTGTTCTTGAGGAACGACGAGCAATAGTCAACGTTGGCGTCCGGCTGGACGACGAAGACGAGCTCCTTGCAAGGGTGGTTGAAGTTGAGCTTGATCTTGTTCGATGAGGAACCGACGGACTCGTCACCAGTGAACTGAAGCTGCTCAATGAGATACTCGTGCGGGTTCTGCGCCATGCGGCGGCGCTCGTCAGTGTCAAGGAACACGTAATCGACGTAAAGCGAAGCGGCAACGAGTGATTTCTGGTAAGACACGGTGTCTTTAACAGAGGAACCGTTGGCAACGTTGTTGCCGGCACCGGCGACCGGGCTGTTGGTGAGGTTGGTCACAGCGAAGAGAACCTCGTCCGATGGGCGAAGCTCAAGGTTGATGCGGACTTCGTGATACTGAAGGGCAATCAACGGAAGCGCAAGACCAGGGTTGCGGCAGAACCAGAACTGAAGTGGAATGTAAAGAGTTGTCTCTGGAAGTGCGTTACGCGGCGCGCAGACGGCAGCTGGCACGTCGTTGCTGGCGCAAGCGGAATCAACATCAGCGAACGACGGATCCGTAAGGTAGGTGAGCTGCGTAGTCTGCCCAACCATCTTGTTGTAACCACGCTCCTGCTCAGCGGTCAAAGTAAGCTGGTTCCAGATGTGCATCCAGTCACCATATTGGCGGTCGATGCGCTGTCCACCAATCTCGACCTCAACCATCGAGATAAGCTGCTCACCAGGGTAGTCGAGCCAGCGTGCGTATGTGTAATCGCAATCGGACGTGGTGCCACAGCATCCATCTTGACCAATTTCGGGTAATGTAACCTGAAGGTATGTGCGGTAGGCAAGATCACCATTTCTGGAGATAGTGCACTGAACACGGCGACCGAAGTCAGCCTGACCGTTAAAGGTCTGTTCGATGGATTCCATGGCAAAGTTAGTGTGGCGGCGGTAGGTCACCTTCCAAAAGGTGATCTGTGGGTTACCCGTAAGGTAAACATCCTGAGCTCCGTAAGCGACGAGTTGCATTAATCCTCCTCCCATATTATAATATTGCTAAAGAAAAAAAAATTTTGAATATGTATTAAATTAAGTTAATTAAGCTTAAAATTATTTATTTTTGTCTGCATCTAATAAATTATTTATGTTAAAGTTTTGCTTCATAAACCGTTTGAGATAATCGTCTAAATAAACTTCTTTTTTGCCCTCATGGTGTTTACTAAAAATATATAGATTTTTTTTCTTCTTTATTGCCCAACCATCTTCTAAAGCATTGAAAACGAATGCCATTTTCTGTAATATTAACGGATTAATATCAAAGTCAGCATCTGTTGTGGGAATCTGAATATCCATTAAAAGGAAGAGAGAAAAGGTTATATATGTTTAAACTTATAGAATCGACTTTATAAGCTTGGTAAAATCATCTTTATTCATATTCAGATTTTCAGCAGTCAAACAATCGGGTCCCAAAGAAATATAATAATGCGTTATCTTATAGTTTAAATCTAAATTTATTATTAAATAAAGATATATAATATAAGTAATGCCAAATTTTAAGCCAAAAGCAAAGAAAAAATTAAAGGTTTCTGGTAAGGCATCTGTTACACTAGATGGTAAACATAGTGAAAAAATGCACGAATTTCAAATAAAACATGATATTGTTCTTCCAAAATTAATAAAGGAGAAGAGACAACTCAAACAAATATTGACTACTAAACCGCCAATAGAAAAACAATTAGAAATAAATGACCGACTAAGAGAGATTAGGAAAGAAATTGTATCAATAAAGAAGATGAAAAATGAATATTTATTAGAAAATTCAAAATTTATTTTTGATTATTTTGAAAAAAAAAAGGACGTTTCAAAAGGGCAAAATAGACGAAAAATGCTTCATTCGTTTTTTAGTAAAAAAAGTGGTTCAACACAGGATTCAGATGGCGAAGTAAATTATGTTCAACAATATTTAACCAATATGGATGTAAAATTTTTAGATATTAACAATTTTATAACTAAGCATGATATATGTGAAAAATGCCGAGGCGAACTTATTCCTATAGAACACGAAGGTGTTTGTATTTGTAATCATTGTTCTACACAAATACCCTTTTTGATTGAAAATGAAAAACCATCGTATAAAGAACCCCCTAAAGAAGTATGTTTTTATGCATATAAAAGAATAAACCACTTTCGAGAGATTTTGGCACAATTTCAAGCTAAAGAAACAACGCAAATTCCCGAAGAAGTATTAATAAATATTAAAAGTCAAATTAAAAAAGAGAGAATTAGTCTTAAAAATATAACCAATAAGAAGGCTAAAGATATATTAAAAAAATTAGGATATAATAAATATTATGAACATATACCATTTATAAAGGATAAATTGGGCATTCGTCCACCCGTAATGACGCCTTCTTTGGAGGAGAAATTATGTAATTTATTTATGGACATTCAGGCGCCATATGCCAAACACTGTCCTAATGATCGTGTTAATTTTCTTAATTACTATTATGTTCTGTATAAAATGTGTGAATTACTGGAAAGAAGAGAGTTTTTACCGTATTTTCCGATGTTAAAAGATCCGGTAAAAAGAATAGAACAAGATGAAATTTGGAAGAAAATATGTGCGGAATTAAAATGGGAATTTATTCATACGAATTAACAGACATTTATTTTCGCATCCCCCGTGTTTTTTTATTTTACGTCTCTTTTTGCACCGTCGTTGAACCCACTAAGGTTGGGAGGGTGGCGCAAGCCGACGCGTTTCAAACCAGCACCCGCCGCCGCGACGATCTCTGGTTTGTCCATAAATGTATTTGAGCCATTTGTATATATTAAATGAGGGTTTAATATATTCATATAATTACATATCAATACTACTTATGATATAACTATCAACTTACATACGGGGGAAACCGACAAGGTTCGCGCCCATACCGAAGCCAGCACCGGAACGAGCCGATACAGCCATACTTGGAACGTATGTGTCAAGGATGCTGAAAGTAGCAGCAGCAGTTAAAGCAATAAGCATCACTTCATCGAGATGAAGTGAGCGTTTGGGGATAGCATAAGCGGCGACCGCAACCATAAGGCCTTCAACTACATATTTCACCACGCGTCTAACGAGTTCACCTAAGTCCAAAACTTGTCCTAATTCTCCGAGCATTTTATATAATTCATAAAGAAAAAAATTTATATTATATTTATTAAAAACTTAAAATGAATGCCATATAAATATATATATATGTCTAAACAACGGATCGAAAAACGATTGAATGCTGACGGAACCGAAAATCCTAAATATATTGATTTATTGGATGAGGATAAACCACTAGCAGGACAGAAATTTGTGTGTATTTCATTTGTTTCTCCAGAAGATATAATTAAACAGAAAAATTTGTTTTTTTTCCAGGAATTCCTAAAACATTGGGATTTTACTAAATCAACTCAAAAGTTTACCCAATTTCTAAATTTTATTGGTTATAAATATGATATGGATTTTGATAAATTAATGGTGGATTTTGAACAATTTACAAAATCAGAAACAGATAAATTGGTTTATTCGACAATAAGAGATGATTATATGAATTTTGTAGATGCTAAAGAGGGGGATCTAGATAAACAATTTAATGAAGTGGTTCAATTTCAAACTAATACACGTGGTATTAAAATAAGAGGAAGTTTTCCTACACAACAAGAAGCAGAACTTCGCTGTCGTATGTTACGCGAGGTTGATCCGAATCATGATATAGGTGTTTGTCCGGTTGGAATGTGGGTACCAATGAATCCAGTAGCATATAAAACTGGACGTGTTGAGTATTTAGAGGAAGAGCTAAATGAACTTATGAAAGAAAAGAATAAAAATGAAGAAAAAGCGAAACAAGAATTTGAAAAGCGTGTTAAAGAAACAAAAATAAAGGCTATTGAAGAAAATAAAAAAAATGCGAAAGATTCCGGTAATAAACTTACACAAAATATTGATAAAGATGGAAATCTGATTGGGGTGGGAACAACAAGTATTGAAAATACTTTAGATGACGGAAGTAGTAGTGCGGATATTAGACGTGAATTATTTGAAGGCGCTAATGTACGGACTAAATCATTTGATAAAGAACAAAAACGGCTTCAAAAACTGGATGAGAACGAATCAGAGAATGTGAATATGAAGATTACAGAAAAGAATGTTGATAAGAAGTAAAGATTGAAAAATTGATTAAATATTTATATATTATTTAATATATAAATATGGACCTACATTCACCCAATACAGCCGCAGATTTTATATTTGTTAAATCTACAATAATTGAAGACCTACAAATAAAT